CGTTGTAGTAACCGCTCTGCTCCTGGCCCATGAGGACCTGGACGCCGAGGCCGGTGTCGGCGTCGACAGCGTTGGCGACTTCGAAGCCCGGGATTTCGGACATCGGGAGGGCCGAGGCGACGGCGATGGCGTCAGCGCCGCAGGCGAAGCCAGCGAGGTTTTCGGCGTTCGCAGGGAGGCTGTTCCACTGGTAGACAGCGGCACCGGCGAGGGTACCGATCTGGCCGGAGGTCAGGATGCCAGCACCGAGGACGGAGTTACCGATGATGGTAGCGTCGCCCAGGAGGCCGTTGGCGTAGGTGCTGTTCAGGATGAACGCGCGGGGCTCGGCGGCCTTGGCGGCGTCGAGCACGCCCTTGGCGGTCACGACTTCAGCGTAGGTCAGCGCGGCGCCAGTGTCGACGGACGAAGCGTAGTTGGCGTTCGTGATGAGCGCGCCGATTTCAGCCAGGCACTTTTCAGCGAGGGCGTTGGCGGCGGTCGGGACGAAGGCGTTCGAGAGGAACTGGGCGCCATACATCTTGACGTCGAGGGGCGAGAAGCGGCTCGAAACCTTAAAATGTTTTAAGGTTACGTTGGCGGCCGTGATCGTTGCGTCGTCCTGGGTGAGATATCCGCCGGTCGAGAACTCGGTGGCGGTGGAGGTGCCGATCAGCGGAACCTGGACCGTCTTGCCGGCGCCGGATTCGGCAGCGGTGAAGACGGACGAGAAGGCGCGGAGGGCCGGGAGCTTGCCCTTGAGGGAAGCGATGACGCTTTCAGCGAGGATGCTGGGAGCGGCGACGATGGAGTTAGCCATGATGTGTTATGATTGGGTGAGGGTTAAGGGGAAATTAGATGCAAGCCTTGATGATGGCGTTGCGGTGGGCGGCGAAGTATTCGTTGCGCTCTTTGCTGCCGACGGGCAGGGACATGAAGGTCGCGAGGTGGTCAACGGCTTCGGCGGTGGGCTTGCCATCCGCGGGGCTGAGTTCGACCGGGGAGACGCCGACGGAGGCCACGATCTTGGCGGCTTCCTTGGAGGCGCTGACCTTGCTGGCTTCGTGCTCGGCGACGAGGGCCTTGAAGGACTCGGACTCCTTGACGGCCACTTCGAGGGCGGCGGTCAGCTCGGCGAGCTTGGCGTCCTTGGACGCGGCTTCGACCTTGAGGCTTTCGAGTTCGGCAGAGACGCCGACCGTCATCTTCTCGACAATGGTGCGGAGGTCGTCGCGTTCGGCGGTGAGGCCAGAAACGGCGGCGGTGGCGGCGAGGAGTTGCTCTTCGATGGTCATCTTAGATTTGCGGTTAATGGAATTAGAACGAACGCAGGGCGTCGTTGAAAGAGTCGGCCAAGCCCGTGACCAAGCCCTGGGCGGCGGCCTGCTTGCCGGAGAAGACCTGGCCTTCCATGGCCTCGGCCTTCACCATCTTGCGCTTCATGTTCACGGCTTCCTTGAACTCGGCGTGGATCGTGTCGACGCCAGCCTGAAGGTTGCCGAGTTGGCCTTCGTCGAGGGACGTGCCTTCGATGCCAGCGCCCTTGAACTTGCCGGACTTGATTACGACCATCTTGATACCAGCCATCTTGGCGGCTTCGGAGTAGTCAGGGATGGCCATGTAGACTCCGATGGAGCCGACGGTGCTGGAGGGGCTGGCGACGACGCGGTCGGCAGCGGAGCCAATCCAATAGGCGGCGGAGGCCATTTCTGAGTCGGTGTAGGCGAGGGTAGGCTTGCCGAAGGAGCGGACCTTGTTGGCGAGTTCCTCGACGCCGGTGACCGTGCCACCAGGGGAGGAGATTTGCAGGGCGACCTTCTCGACCTCGGGGCTGGCGGCGAACGCGTCCAGAGCCTCGGAGATTTCGTTCACGTCCACGGCGCCCATCATCTTTTCGAGAGGAGACAGGCCCTTGCCGATCACGCCGACGACCGGGATGATGCCGATGCCGTCCACGACGTAGGGCTTGGGAGCCACGCCGAAGAGCTGCGCGAGCATATCCGTGAAGCCGAACTTCTCGGCGAGGACAGCGTGGTCTTTCGCCTTGGTCGGGTCGATGAGAAGGGGCTCGCGGCCCGACAGTCCGTTGGTGAGGAAACGCATAAAGTTAGGAGTTGGGTTGGTCTTCGGATTCGGGCTCTTCCTGGTCAGCGGGTTCGTCCTCCATCTCGGGGGACTCGGGGCCTTCCATGACATCGCCGCTGATCGTGCCGACCGGGGTGTTGGACGGACGGAACAGCAGTTCAAACGGGATGCCGTATTGTTCGGCCAAGTCCTTGATGTGGACCATGTCGGAAGCCCGCTTGGCCATTTCGGTGCGGAAGTCTAGGCCGCGCTGGGCGTAGAGCTCAGACATGGACAGCAGGCCCATCTCGACGTCGGCCCGGTCGTTCGCGGCTTCTCGGCCAGCGTCGACGGTGACGGACTTCGGGGTCGTCCAGGAGACGCGGTTCCAGTCCGGGTCGTCAGGCAGTTCGCCGGCGGCGATGCCTTGGCCGATGATGTAACCCCACGTCGGAACGCAGAAGTTCTCAATCATGATGGTCTGATACTTCGAGAAGACGCGGCCAGCCTTGGCGGTAATGAGGCGAACGGTGGCGCCGCCGAGCTTGGAGGAGTCACCGACAAACTCGTAAGGCAGGACGCCTTGGGAGATGTCGCGTTCGAGCGCCGCGAGGAAGCCGGTGAAGGTGGCGTTGGGGCGGTTGCTCTGGAAGGACGTCATGTCCTCCCCGGGCTCAAGGGCGATGAGTTTGCCGCCCATCGTGTTGGCGAGGTTGGCGTAGGAGCCTGTGCCGGTCGCCCCTAGTTCGTTGGCCATGTCGCCGTCGATGATGCCGCCCGCCTTCTTGATGATGCGGGTCACGTCGCCGTTGTCCTTCACGGCCTGCTTCTCGAGGGCGAGGATTTCCATCTCGTCCTGGATGGAGTTGATGGAGTGCTGGAGCAGGGGCACGCCACGGGCGCCGGATGCGTACTCCTGGTCGACCACCATCATCATCGACTGAGCGAGGATCTGGCGGGACGAGCCGTCGGATCGGTAGATGTTCACGGCGATGTATTCGCCATAAGGACCGAACTGGATGCCGTCGTGCATACCCTCGGGCACCTTGCCTTCGAGAGGGTCGCCGACGCGGTGGGCTTCCATCAGCTGGAGTTTCGCTTCCCCGGCGCCGTTACGCACCTTAGCGGCGAAGGAATCACCGTCGCGGATCATGCCGCGGAGAAGGATGGACTGAGCCTGGTAGAACGAGAAGCGGTTCGTGATGTCGATGCGCTTGGCCTTCTCGGCGAAGTAAGCCTCGTAGCGTTCCTGCATCTCAGGGGTCGACGCGTGGCTCTGGGGCTTGATTCCGTCGCCCACGGTGTAGAGGCAGATGTCCGCGAGGATTTGCTTGAACAGGCCGGAGTTACGCTCGGCCCAGCGGCACTTGCGGACCATCGTCAGGCGGTCGTAAGGGGTCAGGTCACGGCGAAGGTCACGCGGTTCAGCGCCGTAGGCCGCACGGCGGGCACGCGTCACGCCGATGCTCTGCCAATCGCCGTAGGAAGCCTGCGGCTGCGGGGCGGTCGGGGCAGGCGTCACCGGCTTGGGACGCAGGCTGACGGTCTTAATCTTCTTGCGGATGGCCATGGAAAGTTAGTCCTGACGGTTCTGCCAGTCGGTCGAGACGATGGTGCGACGAGCGCCGTAGGTGGCAGGGTCCAGCCTCGACAGGGCGAACAGAGCCTCGCTCAACATTTCTTTGGCGGGTAGAACCATCTGGCGGCTGGCGCTCGAACCGCTGTCACTGTAACTCATGAGGGTCTTCCCCTCAGTAATTAGGGCGACAGCCTTCTCCTTGATCGCAAGGAGTTCGCATTCAGTGAGGCCGATGAATAGTCCTTGAGCCATTTAAACTTGCCGAGAATGGAAGCCCGAGAGGGGGTACGCCGCCCAGCCCACGCCATAGGTCTCTTCCTCCCACGACACTAAACGGCGTACCCTTGAGGAGAGTCTGCCAAGGGTCATGACGGTTGCAAGTCGGTTTCGGCAGTTTCCCGCCCGGCGATGCCCCAGCGGACAGCGGCCAGCAGGGCGAGGATTTCAGTATCGAGGGCATGGTTATCCTTCTTGCCCTGGGGAAGTATCCACATGGGCTTGCCGGTTCGCTTGTCCTTTACGCGGACTTCGGCGCTCAGCTGCTCGACATACTCGGGGGTAGCGTCCAGCGCATAGCTCCAGACGCGGCGAGCCCTCAAGCCGTGCAGGAGGTCTTTGCCGGCGGTCGCCGAGTGCACGATCAGGATGGCCCGCTGCGGGATGCCAGGGACGACGATGGACTGCTTCTCGGAGTAGAAGCGGCGGGTCGTGTTGCCGGACTTGTCGGTGACGGCGAAGTCGTCGGAGCCTGAGCCCTTGGCCGTCTTCCAGTTCCGCTTGGCCGTCTCGCGGTAGACCTCGGTCGTGTTGTCGCCGGAGTCGACGAGCACCATGGCATGATGCACGCCGTGCTGTTTGGCGAACGCTTCGACGTTGCCCCATGAGTCGATGCGGGCGAAGGCCATCAGGCGGCTATGCCCGGTCTTGGCCCAGCGGCGCACAGTCACCCAGAAGTGGCCACGCTGGACGTCGACCCCCATCGTGCGGAAAGGGATGCTCCCGGGCACGGCGTCCTTCTGCTCGACGACGCGGGCCTTCGGGGTGATCGCGGCCTCGGCGTCCCAAGGGTCGGCCATCTTGTAGTTCGCGGCCTCCGCCAGGGCCACCATCTCGCCGCCCTCTTCGCTCCAGGGTAACGCCAGCCGCTTCTGCTTAAAGATGCGCCGCGGCTCTTCGTCGCCGTATTGGTCGACAGACTCCTTGGCCTTGAGCATCAGCACGCCCAGCTCGCCCCAGCTCATCGTCGCAAGGCTGTTCCAATGCAGGCCGATGTGCCCGGAGTTAGCGGCGGCCGATGTGGCTACAAAGGTTCCCCTGGCGTTAGCCTCGAGGCGGCTGGCGTTCGTGTCGGGCAGGAGCGTGCGGCAGGCCGCGCACTCGTAGGTCGTGCCGACGCTGACCTTGTGCAAGTCCCATGTGCCGGTGGCCTTGGCATCCTCGGGGAACCTGATCTGTTCCCAGACCCACGGCTGAAGGTGGTCGCACTTCGGGCACCTCATGTTCCAATCGCGTTGGTCGGTCGTCTCGTGCAGCTGATGGAACTCCTGCCCAGCCCGTCCGCCCTGGGATAGGAAGATGCGTTTGCCCATCCAGCCGAACGCCGTCACGCGCGCGCTCAGTTCGGCCAAGTGTCCGGGCGGCGCCATCCAGCACTCGTCGGCGATGGTGTAACGCAGGGACAGGCGCTGAAGGTTGGCCTCGTTCCAGATGCCGCGGCAGTAAAGCGTCATGCGGTCGAAGTCCGCCGTCGTCGATCGGTCGAGGTCGTCGCCAGAGAGACGCGCCTTCACCGGCGGGCAGTTGTTCCAGACCGGGCGGAGGTAACGCAGGGCGAAGTCCTTGGCCTCGGGGTCGGTGGCCTGAAGCACCATCGTCGGCCCGGGAGCGTTGGCGATGATGTGACAGGTGAGCAGGCGCGCAAAGAGGGACTTGCCGGACTGGATGCTGGCCAGGACGGTGAGGAGTTTGGTCTCTGGATCGGCGGCGATGCGTAGGGCCTCGGCCACCCAAGGCGTGCGGTCGGAGCGGAACGGCCCGGGCATCGGCGAGTCAGGGATGGCGTGGACGTTAGACTCCAGCCACTCGACGACGTCGCCCGAGTCGGACGGACGCAGCACGTCACGGCCTACGCGGAGGAGGTCGGACTTATTCATCGGTGGACAGGTCGGCCTTCACGCGGCGCACCCAAGCCTCGAGCACTTTCACCGCCTTCGCAGGGTTCTCGGGGTTACATCCTTCTGCGACATCGAGGGCGAGTTTATCGAGTCGGTTGACGATGCCCGCCGTCATCTCGCGCATGGCCTCGGTGGCTTCCTTGGCCGAGATGTAATCCTTCGTCAGGATAAGCCGACGCTCCTGCTCTTCCTCGAGGGCGACCAGCGTCTTGAGCGAGGCGTTATAACTCGACTGGTACTTCCCCTGGTTCGGGTCGCCCCCTTCCATCGCGGCCTGCCAGACTCCACGCGCCCGACTGACCAAGGTCCGATGTTCGCTGATCGTGTCAGCCAGGGAGCCGTCGTCGAGCTGCGCCGGTGCGGCTTTGGGTGCCGCGGCCCGCTGCACGTTCGCCCGGGCTTCCCGCCACGCCCGAGCCGCGTCGATGCTGTCGGTCGGCATGCCTTCGCGGCGAAGCACCGAGATGCGTTGCGCGGTGACGCCGAGCGCCAAACCCAGTTCTGAGTTGGTTAAGGCCATAGTTTGCTAAACTGCTTGTTTCCTCTGTTCGACCCGACGAAAAACCTTCGTGGTGTCGCGCCA